TTGTCGCCGTCGGTGCCTCCGCCAGTGAAGGTCACCGTCAGCGGACCGTCGATGTATTGGCCCGGCGCGTCGATGACGAGCGACACGACCTTGCCGGCATTGCCGCCCGTGCCCATGACGGCATGGGCGGTCGGGAGCACCTTGTCCGGATTGGTCCCGCCGCCGGTGAAGCCGACCGTCGGCGCGGCCGTCATGTTCGAGCCCTGCGTGGCCAGCGTCAACCCCGAGAGTCCGCCAAAGCGCTGTGACGTGTAGCCTGGCGCGAGGATGAGGCGGGGATAGACGCCGACATCGGGACCGGCATCAACGAAGGTGTGGATGCCGGAGCCCGCCACAGAGGATCCCGCGATCGCAGCGATCGTCGCGGCGATCGTAGCGCCTTCCTCCACCCGCGTCACGACCATCTGCGCGGCGACCTGAAAGGGCCCGAGCTGCGCGTTGATGCCCTCGACCGAGTCGATGAAGAGCGAGTCGGGGTCGGCCAGCGCAAGCTTCGCGTGGTCATTGGAATTGAGGCGCACCGCCGCATTGACCGGAAAGGCCGCGTCGAAATCCTCCTGCGTGGCGCCATCAGCCTTGTCGAACGGCATGCAGATGCCGATCACGCTCATCAATGCATTGGACGGGACGGCAGCCTCGTTCGCGTCGCGGCGCACCGTGATCCCGAAGACGGGGTCGGTCATGTCATTCTCCTGTTGCGGTCAAAGAAAAAGCCCGCCGAAGCGGGCTCTGGATGCGGGATATCGTCCGGCCGCTCACGGCCAATAGCTGTCGTCGGCGAAGTCGACCGGGATCGGCGTCATCGCCTTGATCGTCCAAGATGCCTGATAGACCTGCTCGACATAGGCCGCCGACTTCCGCCACAGGTCGAGCACCTGGGGCGGTGTCAGGTTGTGCATGACGTTGCTGGCGTCGCGGAACGCGGTGACGGTCCCGCTGTCGCCCACCATCAGCCTGGCAAGCGCGGCCATGCCAAGCCCCTGGAGGTTGCGGGTATCTTCGTCCCGTCCCTGCACCGGGATTTCCCCGATGCCAAGAACCGGAACCGCCGTTCCAGCCAGGATGCGCCGCTCGCGCTCGGCGTTGACAGCGTCACCTTGCGGCCCGATGTGGATATCCAGCGGCGTGTTCCACGTCGCGTCGACCAGCGCGCGATCCGCCTCGGCCGTGACGTCCGGCGGGCCTTCCGCGGGATCGGCATATTCTCCCGCGCGCAGCCGGTCGAGCGCCTGCATAGGCTCGCTCAAATCCGGCACGCTCCCGTCGCCGCGCCGCATGGCCTCCTTATAGGCCTCGATATCGGCCATGGCCTGCCGGATGCCGGCGTTCCTCGCCTCCAGCGCCGCGCGATCCTCGCCCGACATGAGATCGGCCGGCAAGGGATTGTCCGCCGAGAGCCGGCCGTCCGCGTCGATGAAAAGCCGCTCGATGTAGCTCATGCCGCCACCTGCTCTTTCGTCGGCGAGAAGGTCGCCGTCACGCCCCATTCGATATTCTTCGGGTTTTCGCCGACCACGGCCACGTCGATCGTCTGCGCCGTGGTGTTGGCGCTGATCGTCACCGCGATCGTGCCGACCGAGCGCTGGACGACGCGCTGCACCGAGGTGCCGACGACGATGTTGCCCTCGCCGGGGCGATAGGCGTGCACCTTGTCCTCGAAATCGCCGAAGGCCGGGCTGGCCGGGTCGCCCCATTCCAGCCCCGTGGTGCGGATCGTCCAGTCGCCGGCCTCGTCCTTGCCCATCGGCAGGCGGGCGATGACGGTGGACAGCGCGCTGGTGGTGACGCCGGCCGAGGGCAGCTTGACCACGTTGCGGTCGTAGGCATGCTCCGCATCCTTGCGGGTCAGCGCCTCGCGCAGGCCGATCGTCGGCGTCTCGACATAGACCTCGTTGGCCGTGATGAAGGCGACGTTGTCGTTCTCGGCGACCACGGATTTGTGGTTGTCGGAGGTCATCGCCGCCCCAACACTCGCCATGTTCCTGGTCGCGATCCGGCAGAGGCCGATGAAAACATCCGTCCCGCCCGTCGTCTGCGGCACGTAGAGCGATCCCGTTCCCTTGTCGTGGCCGGGCCGGTTGACGCTGCCGGAGCCGGTGAGCAGGATTTTGGCGCCGGCCAAGGGCATGGCCGCATGAGCAGCATGAGCCTCGCGGATTTGCGCCGGGGTCCGCGCGCCAGCCTCAACCTTGATCTGTCCCGCGAGGCAGTCGGTGGCGGCGTTGGTGTTGGCGCTGCTTTTGAGCATGTGCAGCACGGCCGCCGCACCGGCCAGCGATCCCGCACCGGCCCCGCTCGCCTCAAGCGCACCGCTTACCCAGACACCCACGACCCCGGACCGCCGCACGATGGTCACCGGCCGGGCGACCCCGTCCTTAAAGCCGGTCATCGTGCTGAGATTGCTCCCGCCGATCACGATGCCAAGGGCAGCGGTCCCCGAACTGGTCGCACGGAAGAAATTGATCAGGTTGTTCGTGTCGCCGCTGTCGCGAAGCTGGAGCAGTTGTTGCGTCGAGCCGGAATTGTCGCCGGCGATGATCAGATCGATCGTCAAATCGCCGGTGCCGATCGCTGCCAAAGCAGCCGCCAATGCCGCATTTTCGAAGCCGGCGCCGGACGTCGAAGGCCGATACCCGACAAGCTCGCAGCCGGCAGCGAAAGCCTGCCGCTGTACGGTGCCGACGATAGTCGGTTGGTTGCCGGCGGCGGAGCGGTCTTCCGCGAGCCGCTCGATGACGACGTCGTCCAGGGCGACCGTCGCGCCGTTGTTCGAGGCGTGCACGGCCAGATGCCTCGACGCCGCGTCGGCAGTCCAGAGTATGGTGACGGGCGTCGGATCGGAATCGGAAACCGTGCTGGAATTGACGAGATTCGTCCCGCCGCCGCCGTCACTGGTTCGCATCGCGATGAACGCCGTGCCGCCGCCCGATACGACGCGAATCTTCCCCCGGATGCGGTATTTGACCCCGACCACAAACCCGGAAACGATCCTGCCGGCCGCCACGCCGCCCACCTCGCCGGCATCGCGCGAGTATTGAAACTCGCCAGCGACCAGGGCCACGCTGCCGCTGACGCCTGCCCGCTTGTTCCAGCCCGCCGCGATCACGGCGGCCGTGTCGGCGTAGCTGGAAAAATCGTCCGAAAGCACCAGCCCGACCAGATTCGTCTGGTCGCGCGTGCTCTCCGCCCCGCAATAGAGCGTGTTGCCGGTCATCCAGCCGGTGTTGAAGTCGCGGGCGATGTAGGCGACGGAGGAGCGGTTGGCTGTTGTCGAGCTTCCGATACCGGAGCCGGGCGTATGCCGCAGGAGCGTCAGGCCATTCGTCGAGCCGGCCGCAAACCCACCGGGTATCGGGCAGATCGGCTTGCCGTTTCCGCCGGGGAGCGTGGGCGTCGAGCCGGTCGAATACAGCCGGGTTGCGAAGTTCGTGAGCGCGTATTCTGCCGGCGTCGAATAGCAGATGCCCGTATTCTGCGAGAGAGACTGCCAAAGGACGCCGTCCGCCCCGAACGCCACGGAGGCCGCAGCGTTCGTCGTCGTGCTGTTCGTCACCTTGCCGTCAGACTGGATGACGCTCACGCCCCCGGCCGTGCCGACCGCGATCGTCGGGTTCGGCAGACGGCGGACAGGATCGACCGGGATGCCCGGCCGAACCGTCGCAGCCACGGCATGGACCGTGTTGTTGACGATCGCCTTGCCGGCGTCGAGCACGGACCAGGTCGCCGTGCCCTGATTGTACGACGCGACATTCTGGTTGGCCTTGGCCCATCCCGCCGTCGAATGCCGATACACGGCATCGCCGAGCAGATCGATGATGTAGGCCCCGCCCGTGCCGGCATAGAGAATGAAGCCTTGCAGGGCCGCGACGGAAGTCAGGCCGGCGACGGTCCACGACTTCCAGAGCGGCGCGGCGATGTCGTCGCCGTCGAGCACGGTCAGCGTGGCCGGCTGGCCGACCAGGTGCGCGAGCTTCGGAAAGAAATTCCTCGTGCCGCGCGCGCCGACGCCGAGCTGTTCGACGAAGGTCGAGCCGCGCTGACGCCAGCGCCACTTCCCACCGTCACTGTCGGTGCCGGCGTCATAAACAATGCTGCGCGCGACATCGGTCGCCACCAGCGCCCGCTTGCCGTCGCCCTTGAGCTGGCCAAGCGTGTTGTCATAGTTCGTCACATTGGCCAGCGCGACATCCATCTGCGCCTTGGTGACGGCGGCGTTGGCGGCATAGCCCTGCGAAAGCAGCGCGGCGGCAAGGCCTTCGTCCTTGGAGCCGAGCGCCTGGTCGCGATAGGTCATGGCATCGGCCGCCCAGGCCGGCGCGGCGACGATCGCCGCCATGTTGAGCGCGGCGAGGTCGACAGCCGCGATCGAGGCGGCCACGGTGTTGAGGTTTCCCAGCGAGCCGTAGAGCGCGAGCAGCTCCTCGTCGATCGCGGCCAGCGTCGACACCGCGCCGATCGCAGCCGCCACGGCGCTGATGTCGCCGATATTGGCTTCGATCGTCAGGAGGATGGGCCGCGAGGCCCAATACTCGGCCTTCGTCGCCCAATGGAAAGCCGAATAGCCGCCGTCAACGGGGGTATCGGGCGCCTCCTGCGCCCAGCGCGCGGCGAGAACCATCGACGACGCCGACGCCTCCCTGTCCAGTCCAGTCGCTACACGGTCCTCGCCGGTTTGCTGCCTGTCTTCGCCCGTCGCGTCTCTGTCGGCCCCCGTCGCAAGCACGTCCTGGCCCGTCTGGAGCGCGCGCGCGACGGCCGTGTCCCTGGCTTCGATCGCAGCATCGCGCGCCGCGACGACGGCCGGCAGGAAGCCGTTGAGGAACTGCTCATCGGTGGCGGTCCACACCCCGTTGGTCTTCACCCATTCCTGGCCGGTGTCGCGGATGAAGGCGGCGTCGCCCTCTCGCCCGTAGTCGGCCGTCAGCACGTCCGAGCTGGAGACGAAGTGCAGGCCTTGCCCATGGGGGCCCGGAACCACGACAACATCTTCGGGGAATTCGATGACGACCCTATCCAACATCGCGCGTCACAGTCCTTTTCACGGGCCACGTCACCCGGCCGGGTATGGCTCGCTTCACCGAGCCGTCGAAGCGGGCGAAGTCGAAGACAACCACCTTTGTGCACGCCATCAGCGCCGTCGCCGAGGCGGGCAGCAGGATGGCAATGGTGCGATCCGGCTCCCGCTGGATCGTCGCGTCGAGGCTGTCGGCCTCGAAAAGCAGGGCGTCGGGCACCGCCGAGCGGAAGTGCGCCACAATCCTCCCCTCGCCCAGATGCTCGGCGTCCCAGAAATTCTGCGGATACTGCAGCCGGATTTCGATCGGGTACTGAGGCCGGATGAACTCGAATTTGTCGAAGAAGAGCTTCCTCATCGGCTCAGGTCTTGATGATCTTGTTCAGGATAAGGGTCGGCTGCACGTTGTTGTGCGCCTCGCCCGAACCGTTGGAGGCGGTTGAGCCCGTCACGGCATGCGTATGGGCTCCCGCCGATTGGGCGGCCCCGGTCATGGTCTCATTTGCAGCGGTGTTCGTGCCGCCGAGCGCGGAGTTGCCATTGGCATTGCTCTGGTTGAACGCAACGGCGTGAACGTGAGCCCCGGCGCTGGAAGTCGCGAGCGTGCCGACGCCGTGGTTGTGCGACGGCAACTGCGCAACGAGCAGCGTATGGCTCTCCGCGCCACCGGCCTCGCCAAGATTGTCGCCGTTCAGCCCTCCGGAAAGCGCCGTCAACCTGTTGGCCGACGTGCCGCCCATATTGTCCTTGCCGGCGGTGACACGGCCGCGCAGATCCGGCAGGTTGAACGTTGTCGTACCGTTGCCGACGCCGTGCGCCGTGCCGATCTTGGCAAACAGCGCGGCGTAGGTTGACCTGCTCACCGCCTGCCCGAAGCACAGCAGCCAGCCATCCGGGGCCGCAGTCCCCGCGAAATCGACCACCGTGCCCGGCGGCACCGCTGCCGCGACCGCGGCAGTAACCGCATCATCGACCTG